TTGAGCATTTCGATCTCCTTAAACCAAGAATTCGATCACCGAAGTGAATGGTGGCGCTTCTGAGAATGTCACATTACCGCCAGACACTGTGTAGGTGTTCTGGTTCTGGTAAACGCCATTGATGTAAATGGAAAAAGGTGTTGATGTCACCGGGAAAATGGTCTGCACACCGTTGCCGGTTGCGTTGGTTGAAATAGAGCCTGAGCCAGTTGAATTCCCATTCAGCGAGGTGTAGACCAGGCTGCCTTTGCTGTCCAGAACCTGGATGCTGTAATCGCTACCAGCGTAGAAGCGCGATGGCGTGCCCTGATAGACCGGATAGCCGTTGAGCGTGCGGATTGGCTGCGGTGCTGCAATGGTCAGAGCTGCATCCCAGTAAACCGCAATCTGGTTGGTTTGCGGGTTGAGGTTGACCGTGCCCACCCAAATGTAGCCGTTCTCCAGCGGCAGGCCGTCAGCGCCAGCAAATGCTGGGTATGGCGGTTGAATCGATAGTGCACTCATTGTTGGTTCTCCTGGTCGAATTGTCTATCAAGGCTGCACGGGTGGCAATGCGTTGAGTGCTTCATTGATTTTGGCCTTGGTGCGGCCTTCTTTCCTCATCTTGACGATCTGACGCAGACCTGTTGCCACCGGCAATGGAAGGCCTGTAAGAGCACCTGTAGCACCTGCCTCGGCAATGGCGGCCATGAGCGTTCCAGCAGTGCCTGAAGTGTTCACCAGAGTGCCAGGCGGCACCGTGGTGACGTAGCGAACTACATCGTCAAGGTCTCGCACAATCTGGGCATTCTGCTTGCCCAGCATGACATCAAGACGCCCATTTGCATCGAGCGCCTTCACGGTCTGGTGCAACTTGGCTGGAGAGATCAATGGCCTATCCTGCGAGTCCATGCCCATGCCCTTGGTGGCCTCATCGCGCAAGTGGCGCACGGTGGCACCTTGCAGCTCTTTCCAGGCCTGCTGGCCGTCTTGGCCACTTGTGAGCAGGACACGCTTGAGAAACGTGATCTCGTCAGGAGATGAGTTCAAGATGGACTTGCGGAAAACCTGGTCCGAGGCAACCTGTGGGTCTTCCATGCCTTTGCGGTTCTTGATGAGACGGGCAACAATGGCACGGTTCTCGTATTTCCTGGCCTGCTCGATTCGTGTTGCCCTGGCCTTCTTGTACAGGTCTCCGCCCATGCCTTCAGTCTCGGTATCAAAGACTCGGCGCAATGAACCACCATGAAACTGATCTGCTCCCTCAAATCCAGCACGCTGAAAAGTCTGGCGCAGGCTTTCGGCCTGCTTGAGTGTGACAGGCTGGGCAACCAGGTTGCCGTTTTCGTCTTGCACTGCTGCGCCGACTGCGATGGCTTTGGACCGTGCAGCCCTGAGAACAGGAGCCAAATCGCCCTCTGGTATGTTCTCGTTGATGTAGCCGATCACCGAATTGAGAGTGACGTTGTTTTCCAGTTCGCCAGCTTTCTCGGCTGCTTTGTAGGCTGCACGGGTTTTGTTCTTGGCTGCTGTAAGGCCTTCCGTCAGAGATTTGACGACAGCACCTCCAGTGCTGGACAAATCCATAAGCTGGGCATCTGTCATTTCAACCAGGTTGTCGAAGTTCTGCAAAAGCTGAAGATTGTTTTCTTCTGCACGCTGGCGCAGTGGGCCACCAAGATCACTCTTGATCTGCTCCTTCTCAAAGGCCAGTTGCTGGGCATCTCTGGTGGCTGCGCCTTTTGTGAGGGTAACAGGCACCGGCAATGCTTCGGCTGTGGTGGCTCGCCGCAATGCCTCTGGTGTGGCAGCAGCACCAACAGAACCACGCCCAGCAGCTACTGTGGTTGGGGTCTCCATGCCAAACGTCTCGCGCACGGCAGTGGTGGCTGTCTGAACAGGCCTAGACAAAACTTGCCCAGTTGCCCTGGCTGCCTGTTGCGCTGCAGTAGCTCCACGCCGAGCTGTAGCTTGCACAACAGGTACAGACGTTCTTGCAGTTTGCACCAACTGCCCTGGGGCTGCGACCACTGGCAAAACAGGAGGCAAGGCTGTTGACAAGAATTGGCCAGCAGACTGCGCCATTTCCTGGCCGGTCTCTGTGCGTGGCTGGTAGGTCAAAGCCTGGCCACCTGCTGCCGCTGCCTGCTCGACTGCCTTCATGGCCTCCTGTGTTCCAAACTGACCAGACAGAATTTGTTGCGACAGGCCTTGCAATGCCCCAGCAATCGTGCCAAGCGTGCCACCAGTGGCCGCTGTTCCAAGGGTCAATGCAGTCTCACCAGCACCGACGAGTCGTTGGCCTAGCGTTGGTGTAGTTGGCGCCGGCGCAATCTGCTGCTGTGTTACTGCCGTAGTCTCTTGAGACTTTGCGAACTGATATGCCTGGGCAACAGTGTCAAACTCAGGTGTTCCACGTTTATCAGCATTTTTGACGATCCAGGCTGCATACTCTTGTGCGGTTGCCATTTAGCGACCTCCGCGAAGAATTGCATCTGCTTGCGACATGACGCTTGCTGCCGTGGCCGCTGGTGCCGCCGCTGGTGGTGTAGGCGTTCTGTTGGTTGGTATTTGGCTAATCGCCTGCTGACGCCTTTCTTCTGCAATCTGTGCTGGTGAACGATATTTTTGCGACACATCACCGACGATGCGCTGGGCAAAGTCGTTAAATGTTTCACCAGCATTTACTGCATAGTCACCCGCAATGAAGGTTCCTTTAGCACGGGTCAACAGGCCATTGTTTTGCGATAGCCAGTCGGTCTTGGCGTTGTTGATGGACGAGTCAATGTCCTGCATTTTTGCCATGCCGCGCAGGAAAGACGCAAGCGTTGCCGCATTTGCGTTCTCAGGCGGGATACCTTTCAGAGCCAGCTCAATGTCTTTGTCTGTTGCAACGCCAGGTGGCAGCGCTTTAATTGCAACCGTGTTACGAACTCGGGTGTATTCGTTCCTGATCTGGGTCCACTCATCTTGCCTACCAGTGGCCTTGGCAAGCCACTCGGTTGCAGATGTAAATGCACCCTTACCGCCTTCTGCAGCCTCAATTCGCTTGGCCAGATCGTTAAACTGGACCGCAGCCTGTTTGGAAGTGGATGCCAAGGCAGCAGATTCATTAATTAGCTTTCTCGACTCTGCTGGAATTTCAGTCAGTCGAGATTTAATGCTCGACATTTTGTCGGCAACATCTGCCGCTGTTTTTTGAGTGTCAAGATTCAGACGTGCAGAACGGTCTCTGATCTGGTCACGAAGATTTTTAATATCCCAGTTGGTTTTATCCAGTCCTGCGATTTCAACACGTTCTGCATACTTTGCTTGCACCCTGGCCCTTTCAGCCTGTGCCCTTGCAAGATCGGCATTTGCTTTTGCTGTTTCTGCCGCGTTAGCCGCTATGGCCTGTGCTGTCTTTGCGTCTGCATAGGCCTTGTCGGCATCGGCAACCAGTCGCCTAAGTGCTTCTGGGGCTTGCGCTGCTGCCCTGGCCTCACCACCAACGCTTGCCGCAGCTAATGCATCTTCTTTATTTTTTTGAGCAATTCGTAAATTTTGTTCTGCTTCCAGACGCTCTGGTGTCCCTGCTGCTTCAAGAACTTTTCTTCGTGCCTCAGCCTCCGCAGCTTCTGCATCGGCCACCGCTTTCTGAAGTACCGCTGGCGCTTGCTCAACTGCCCTAGCCTCGGCACCTCTGCTTGCTTCAGCTAATGCCCTTTCTTTATTTTCTTGAGCAATTCGTAAATTTTGCTCTGCTTCCAAGCGCGATGGTGTGTCTTTTGCTTCAAGACGTTTTCTCTCCGCTTCGGCCACCGCAGCATCAGCGTCAGCCACAGCTTTCTTAAGTGCCGCAGGCTGCAGAGCAGCAGTTCTGCGCTCGTTTCTTACAGCCGTAATACCCTTGTACCAGTCTTCGCCAAACGTGCCAGCCCCAAGCGACTCCACAAGCCTAGCAGCTTGGTTAACATCTTGATTGGCAATCGTCAGAATATCTTGGAAATCGCGTTTTTGGCTAGGGTCTGTCTCTGCGTCAATACGTTCTTGAAGGATCGTCTTTGCTGTTTCTGGGTTTGACTCAAAGGCCAGCAGCACCTGCGATGTAAATTTTTTCGATGAGTCGAGCTTTTCTTTGCCCATGTTCTCACCGATCAACTTCAGAGCATCAAACTGCTGTTTGTTTGCCCCAATCAATAGGGGCTGCAATTCCTCAATCCTGCGATCAGCAGGAGGCTTTGCGAAGAAGGCATTCAGGCTAGTTTGATACTGTTGCTGCTGCGCTCTGGCAGCTTGTAACTGCTGCATATCAAATGCACGCTTCTGCCTCGCGGCCTCAATTTCTTCTAGACCAGCGCCAATTTTAAAACCGCCGAGTGCGGCCTCAAACGGGCTTTGCACATCGACTGCGTAGTTAATCGGGGCTTGGAATGGATTGATTGCCATGTTCTATTCCTTAAAACCCGAAGCCCATGCCACCCTTGCCGCCTGCGCCGTATTGGAACCCAAGCACCTGAGCGGGCAGGTTAAATAGGCCACTGAATGCCTTGGCCTCGCCAAGTTCTCCACCGGCTCGCGCTGCTCCCTGCTGGGCAAGCAAGTTGGCTACATTGGTGCCTGTCTCCATGCCAGCAGCGCCGACACCGGCAGCAGAACGCTGGCCCAACTGCGTCATGCCACCGAGCCGTCCGTATTGCTGTTCGATGGCTTGGTTAAGCAAAGCCGGTCGGAACTGTGCAAGTGCGCCTTGAATGTTGCCACCTCGCAGGCCACCAGTGGCCGAGGCACGCTGAAGCAGAGCCTCTTCGCCCTGTTGTGCCAATGCCTGGAAGGTCTCGCCACCTCGAATGCGCTCAATTGCGGCTTGCTCTGCTTCTGGGCCTTGTAGGCCTAGCAAGGCCTGCTGTTGTTGGAGTGCAGGCAGGCCTGCCTCGGTGTAAGGCTTGAGTAGGGCTTGCAGTGCATCAAACTGCCTGCGCTGCTCTGCTACGCCAGCCTCTGCTGCGCCTGCTTGAATGCCTGCGGCCTCGCTTGCTGCATCGGCCTGCATCATGCCGCCGACGAGTTGAGAGCCTCCGACGATTAAGCCAGTGACTGGATCAGGCATGGCTAAACTCCTTCATATAGTCTTCAAATTTTTCGCCATACAACTCCATGACCTGCTGCGCTTTTTCTGTGGCTTGTTGTGTGCCGTGGCACAGTGCCACAGTCATCAGCACAAGGTCATAGTAGCCAGCACGCCAGCCAAATGACTTTGCATCGGCTTTACCTGCTCGCTCGGCCTGGTCGGAGGCCTGCCATTTCAGGATCATGGTGGCGACGAGTGGCGCAAGATTTTGGGAATTTGCGATCCAAAATGTATTCTGGTTCATGCCCACAAGGGTATTCCAGATTGCTGCATTTAGGTCTTCGCGCTCGACTGGATCGCCGTCTGCGACATCATCAAAGACCTGGATGGCGCCATAGAGCATAAGCAGCCATTCAACGGCTGGCGTTGGGAGAGCAAAAACCCGTTGTAGGTTTAGTCTCAACCAATCAGACATGCGCAGCTCCTGTTCAGGGTGAGCTGCTGGCGGCTCGATAGGCTCAGCGGCTGCATTTTCCCACATTTCGGCATCCCGTCAATATTCTTCTTCTTCTTCCCGGTCTTCCCAGGCCTGGCAGACGCGCATGTCGTTACAGATGAAATTCAGCTTTTCACAATGGCCGCGAAAACCCGCGCCTTTGTCGTAGGCTGCCATCGGTATGCGCTCGATCTTGACTTGGGCCATAAAACTGTTGTCGTAATACTCGCAGTTTGAGCAGTGCTTGCGCCGTGCGTCCTTTTCGGTGCATTGCATCGCCTCGGCCAGCCCTGCGTAGAACTCCTTGTTTGCGCCTGGCTCATTGGTTGGCATCTCTGGGCCGTAATTCCAGTCCTGCACCGCAACGGAGTAGTTTTTCTTGTTTTCTGCTGTGGTAATAAATTCTTCACCCATCGGCAGGCCCATAAAGCCCTTTGGCATCATCATAAATTTGTCCATGCTGTTCTCCTTAGGATGTGATTTCACGGCCAGATGCGCGGATGGTCAGCGACGAAGCTGCGCTGGCAATGGTGGAGATAAACCCCCCAGACTCAAGCGCTTGGCCGACCAGCTCTGGAAAGGTATAGGTCTCATCCGGTACGATGCTGCGGGTATCCACGATCAAGTTGTTCGTGCCTGCGCTGCCGCCACTGGTCACCAGATTGACGCTGATGGTCACATTGCCTGCGCTTGTGTTGGTGGCAGTGAACTTGTCGATGATGGCCTTGCAGTTGGTGGCCGTGTACTGAGTGGTCTGGCTGTTCTCGGCCTGCTTGACAGGAATCAGCACTTTGATGATGACGGTCATTGGATACCCTCGATGTTGTTTGAGACAGTGAGAATAATAGATGGGATTCCGGGGTGCGGTGCAACTGCGCCAGCGGCAAGCAATTGAATACCGAGGTTGCTTACGCTGAACATCAACTCGACGTAATCGCCAGCCTTCAGATTGAAGAAGTAGTTCAGTGCGACAAAGACCTCCGCATTGTTTCCCTGTACCCTAACTTGACTTGCAGAATTCGTTACGTCCACGCCATTCAAGCGAAACCAAAGGTAAAACTCCTCTGCTGTGGCAACCGTGCTGTCCAATTGAATACTGGTCTGGAAGTTGTAGATGCCACCAGTATCAACATAGACACGCGAGGTGGGAGAACCAAGATAAACCCCATTGCTCAGGTCTGTCGTGTTGAACGTAATAGCCGTCGCAGTATTGATGACCGTTGCCGATTGCGTGGTGGTGTCGTAGAACGATCCGTAGCGGCTGCGCTTAAACTCCCTTGGCGGTGGGGTCATTTGCAAACCCTCAACGGCTGCGGTCAGTTTATTTATCAGCGCCAATGCTTGATTGGCTTTGTTCTCGGCTGACGCAATGCTGACAGAGGTTTCTTGTGCCAATGCACTGATCTGCGCCAGCGCCTCGTTTGCTGTGGCCGCTGCCGTGTCGGCCTGGTACTCGAAGTCCGTGCCGACAATAACCTGAATCTGATCGACCGTAGAAAACAGTAGCTCAAACTGCCTGATCTGTTGCTGGTCGGTCAGAAACTCCGCGAGCTGGTCACGGGTCAGGTTCAACTTGCGGGAGACGGGTGCGGTTGCCATCAGTATGCCAGCGCCTCGATCTGAGCCTCAAGGCGTGCAAACGACACATGGGCATCGCTGTCGCCCCGGAAACGCTGGATGCGCCAGTTGCGCATGTGGCCTTGCTGAAACCAAGCAAGTCGTTTTGCGGTGCTGCCAATCGTACCAACAGCAATGCTGCGGTCTTGACTCCATGCGAGGCCGTTCACGCTGTAGCTGGTGCTGATCTGCGGGTTCTTGCCCAGCGTGACGCTGCCGGTCAGTGCAACCAGCTCAAGGCGGTTAAAGACCGCGCCATTGCCTTCGTTGTAGACGATAACCGTGCCAAACTCCCAGCGCACCTGCTGGCCCCAGTGATGGCCGGTGTCCTGAACGAGATAGCCGATTGAGCTGGACTGCGGATCGCCAACAAGCCACTTGTCGTATATCCAGACCATATTGCGTGCCCGGTACTGGCTGAAACCCACAATGGTTGTGGTCAGAGTAAACCAGACGGGCTGCTCCAGAGCCTCAGATGCGGAGGCGTCATAAACCACCGTGCGGTCTGGCAAATGAACGTAGAGGTGCTGGTGGTTCTTGTCGTTGCGTGCTTCGAGTTGAACCTTGACCAGTTGCGCTTCGGTGTACGTCAGGAGCAGATTGTCGATTTCTTGGGTGCTGATTTTCTGGGTAGTAGCCGCTGCGCCAAGGTAGATGCCTGGGGCTTCATTGCGGCCACCGCCCAAGAAGGCAATGCGTTCCAAGTAGATGCAGCAGGCGTGCGTGCCAATAGCGCCCTTCTGGACTTGTGCGCCATCAATGCGTGCAAATGGGAACAACTCGCCGCCCACGTTGTCGAAGACCTCCATCGTGTTGCTGTTGATGGCATAGACCTCGTTGCGCAGCTTGATGAGTGCCACAACAGGATCAGGGTCAACTTCTGAGCTGCCATATTTCAGGGGGTTGACACTCATGGGATCTAACAGCTCGGTGACGACCAAGTTTGCCCCATCTGTGGTCATGAAGAATCCATCAACCCACACCACATCTAGAACCACACCAAGGTCTGGATCAGTGACTTGTCGCAGGATGGGGGCTGTAGGGTTCCATACGCTTGTTGCCGTAGTATTGACCGGAATCCAGTAATACAACCTTCCACCGGATGCGATGGCCAGCACATCAAAGCTGTAGTCCATTGTCACCAGCTCGGTGGTAGGCCCACCAACATCGCCCAGCACGGTCACAGCGCCATTGCTGTCCACCGACACCAGCTTGGTGCCCATCACGCGATAGCAGACGCCATTCCAGTTGATGCCGCCACGGTCAACGCCTGGGCCTGTGCCGTTGGCCACAATGCCATCGCCAGGACGCAAAAAGCCATTGCTGATGCCTGACGCCTTTGGCACCGGCACCATGTTCACAGGGTATGCGGTGCGCAGCTCTGGTGTGCTGTCAGTGTAGATGCCGCTAAGTATGGGGATTTGCATGGCTTACCACTTGACCTTGTTTGCCCAATACGCTGCGCTCATTTTGCCCTTGGCGATGTTGCTCGCGTGCCTAGCCTTGAATGCTTCATTGCGCTTGCTGCCATCTGGTGAACCCGAAACCCCTTGCTGGCCGAAGCGAATGGTTTTTACTTGGTCACCAGACTTCGCCACCACAACGTGACTTTTGGTCGGATGCGATGGCGTTCGCTTGGGCTTGTTGTAGCCCTCGACGCCGACGCGCGACAGTCTGGCGTCTTTGGTAGCCATTACGCAGCAACGCCTTTGATAACCGCAAAGTTAAAAACAGGCTGCTCGGTTGTCGTGCCGCCCGTGGTGCGGAATGTGATGTTGAAACTTCCCGCGCCAACTGCTGTGACCATCAAGTCATAAAGGTCTGTGCCGGATTTCTGGCTTAGAACAATAACATCAGTTGCTGCAACGGTGCTGTTGGTCACGGTAAAGGTCGTAGCCGTGGCCGAACCTGCTGCACTGAATAATGTGATCTCCCCAGATGTCTTGTTAATCGTCACGCCTGTGGTGCGGCTTGACCCTTGGGTAACTGTGCCGCCTGCGCCTGTGGCATAGCCCACGCCAGCCGTGCCTGATGAAGTGACTGCACCAGTTACTGCCAGACTTGTGCCTGTGGCAGCGCCGATGTTTGGCGTCACCAATGTGGGGGTGTTTGCAAATACCGCCGCACCTGTTCCAGTTTCATCAGTCAACGCTGCTGCGAGGTTTGCCGATGTGAATGAACCCAGCGAAGTTGCATTCCCAACTGACGTAACCGCGCCAGTGAGGTTTGCATTGGTGGTTACGTTGCCTGCGGTCAGGCCAGCAGCCGTGCCCGTGATGTTGGTTCCGACAAGAGCAGAGGGGGTGCCAAGATTAGGGGTTACAAGAGTCGGGCTTGTGGCAAATACTAGTGACCCTGTGCCGGTCTCGTCTGTAACTGCGGCTCGAAGATTGGCGCTTGTCGGGTTAGCCAGCCAAGTTTGCACCCCAGCCGCATAAACCGTTTCGGCATTAATCTGATACCACGAATTGGTTGGCTGATAGAACCTAACTGCTGTTGCCGTGCCAGCGGCCAGCGAAGTCGCGCCACCAAAAATTGCCGATGCGCCATTGAGCGCAATAGTCAGCGAGGTGATCTCTTGCGTGGTCGTAATCAGCACCGTGGTGCCATCAGGCACGCCAGTGTTCAATGGCAGGGTGATCGTGCCAGTGGCCAGTGTGCCGGCTGGTTGCAGCAGCATCCACTGGTCATTGCTGACGGGTGTTGGCACGGTAATGTTAAAGCCCGTGCCTGGGACGTACAGATTGGTCGCTAGGGTCGGAGATGCAAACGTCTGCTGAAAATATTGCAGAAGTTGCGTTACCGATACCCTGCGTGCATCACCATTGTTGGGCACATAGATCGGGAGCTGATCGCCACCGGATACTTGAGAAAGGGGCGATAGTTGATTGATCGTTGGCATGCTGTTCCTCAGTAGTATTCGATGGGGCCATCGCCACCTGCCAAGACTGGGTTGGCTGGGGGGCGAATGAATGGATTGTCGTAGACGCGCCAGGGCTTATTGCCTGCGCCCGCTGGCATGGTGCTGGGCAGTTGCTGCTCCATTGGCATCGCTGCGCGTGACAGGAGCGTGTTGTACGATTCTTTAGCCGTGGCTTTGGTGTCAGGCATCACCTGTTTGCCGTAGCTCGGGGCTAGTTTGATGGCTAGATTGGTGTAAATAGCCTCGTTTGAGCTGTCTGGCACGTTAGTCTGCTCGTCCAGATCGCTATCTTGGGGGCTGGATGGGAGAGGGTACGCCAGACGGATGCCCAAGGCATTCCAGGCGGCCAGCATAGTATCAAGCCTTCGCAGAGCAGATTGCATTTGCTCTGGGCCAAGATCGAATGCATAGGAGGCCAAGCCGATCTCGTCGAAGGCTTGCTCGATGAATTGGCGCTTCGTCCATCCCATGTCATTCCCCTAGTTTGTCTTGGATCAATTGTCCCAGCTTTTTGTCCTTTGTGCGACCATCAAATTTAATGCCAAGCTCTGTGGCCTTGGCCTCCAACTCCTCACGGGTTGGGGGTGCATCGTCTTGCGGTACAGCTTGCACCTCAATGATTGGGGCATCAATGGGTGATGGGTAGTATTGCTTAATCGCTTTGCGCTCAAGTGCCGCAGTCTTTTTAGACTTGCGCTTTTGCAGCCGCAACTCTTTCCAAGCCGGGAGAGTTTTGTCTTTGATGATTGCGGCTGACCTAATCATTTCTTAGCTTTCTTCGCTGTTTTGGCAGACGCCACAAAGTCAGCCTTTGTAGGTGCGCCTTTGGTGCCAGGCTTACGCATTTTCTCTTTGCTACCGGCTTCAATACGAGCACGTTTAGCTGCAATATTGGCATAAAGTCCAGGTTTCATTTCATGGCCTTTTTAGGTGCTTTGCTTGGCTTGCCAGCTTTCATTGCGGCCTTGCGTGCAGTGGACAGTGCCACGGCTACGGCTTGTTTCTGCGGCATACCAGACTTCATTTCCTTGGAAATGTTTTTGCTGATGGATTTCTGCGAGTACCCTTTGGTCATTGGCATATCAATCTCCATAGAAAACAGGCCGACATCTCTGCCGGCCTGTCTTAGTTTAGCCGCCGATGCGGTAGACGACGAAGGTATCTGCATCAGTCTTACGGCAACGGAAGCGTGCAGAAGCACCAGCCGTAGCCGCAGTTGCAGCAGAGCCAACGATGGTTACATTGGTATTGACCGTCAGGGTCAAAGCAAATGCAGCCAAGGTGATGACGCTAAAGTCAAACGAATCGCCGATTGCCCACTCAGTTGCCAGGTCAAGGTTTGCACCAGTTGGCAACTGGATGTCACGGCTTGCCGTAGGCGTTGCAGTGATGATGCCGGTCAGCACGTTGGCAGCGGTTGCCACCATCGAGCCGCCATCAGCAATGTTGGCTGGCGCGCCCTGGGGCTGCCAGTTGCCGTTGTTGCTGATGTCAGGTGCAACGCCCACCGAGTAGTAAGCGCCCGATGCACCGGCCTGAATGGTCACGATGGTGGCATTCGTGAATGCGCCTGACACATAAGTGGTGTTCTCGACAACAGTCAGCAGGTCTTGCGAATCAGGGAAATTGGGGAACCCAACTTCCTGAAACACGCTTGCCGGTGAGAAAGCCTGAACGGCGATTTTCTCGCCAGCGGGCACAGTGACAACGGCCGTGCCTTGGGTGAAGATTACTTGATAGCTCATGATTTAACTCCTTATGCCTGACCGAACAGCAAGATACCAGACATTTCCGGCTGCTTATTGACAACACCGAAAAGTGTATCAAGACGATACTTGGTTTTCATGGTGTTGACATCGTATTGCTTCTGCATGACCAGCTCGATGCCTTGGTCGGTGCTTGCACGCATCACTGCGACACCAGCATCAGACGGGACAGCATAACGGCCAGGCAGAATCTCCAGCGCATCTTTCTGCCAGAAGCAGTTGATAGGCGCAGCGGCCACGTTCAGGCGCGTGATGGTGCGGCCAGCGGCTGGAGTAACGATGACGTTTTGATACTGCAACTCAGCGTCAGTGCCACCCTGGGCCGAGATGATCGGGGGAGTAATGACGCAGGTCGTAGCATTAATCACCTGAACAACGCGGAAGGTTTTGGAGAAACCCGTGCCTTGTTTGGTGATGTGATGCACAGCCTCAACGCCTTGGATCTGGATCGGCGTACCGGCAGGCAGGTCAGTGGTGCTAGAGACCGTAATGGTCTGGAAGCGATTGTCCACGTTCTGGGTTTCACCCGTTGCGGCGGTCTGGGTTGCTTGCGGAACATAGTAGTTACCAGCAGCAGCCAAGGTGCTCATCGTCGGGTCTGAACCAGTGCGAGCTGCAATGCGGTTTGCATAGTCCAGCTTGTAGGTCTCGAATCCTGCAACCATACCAACGAAAGAACGCTCGAAAGCGGTATTCGACTTGTTTCCAGAGAAACTGCGCGATGCACCACCACCAGTAGCGCCGCCAGCAATATTGCCAGCGATGCCGTTGTAGTCGCGCGACGACAGGGCCAGATAACGATCAAACGCTTGCACGCCCTGCTCGTTCATGATGCTGTCGCACAGTGCCACATCGTCGTAGTCACCAGCAGCGGTGTTCACGGTCACGACCAGCGAGCCTTGGGCTGCGGCCACGTTCATGATGGCGATGTTAATGTCGGAGGCCAGCTTTTGCTTTGCAGCATCACCCAGACGACCCTCTTGCAGCGCATCACGCAGCTCCAGTGCGTCCAAAATCCACGGCACTGACTTCTGAAAGCCAAGCGTGGCAGGGACGGTGAGCTGGGTATAGGCAGTAAAGTTGCCGGTTTGATCCATGCCGTCATAGCTTTGGGCGATGTAGGGCTGGGGACGATAAATCACGTTATTGGTGCGCTCCATCATCGTGCCGTCGGTGTTATAGACGGACACGTTGCGGGACAACACCAGAGCATCGTTAAAGCCTTCGAGGATGTCCTCGAACGCAACGCGCTCTTCTTTTGAAAAACTATTAGCCATTTTGATTTCCTTTCAGAAAATTACTTAGGTGCTGATCGTTTCTGCGACCGATACTGAATGACTTTCGTCATGTTGCCAGTACGGGCCGCTTCTTCTCTCAGCCGTTCGAGGGTTGAGTCCACCGCACCTGAAGATCGTCCAGTACCTGAAACGATACGCTCTGGTGCGGGTGCTGCTCTGCGATTGGTAACTTTCAATTCTTTCTCCAGTTTCGCGACCGCAAAAGCAAACTTTACGGGGTCTTTGATATCGGACAACTCCTTGGCCTTCTTCGGGTTCTTTCCAAGTGCGTAAACGACAAGCGCAGGGTTATCTGCACCTTGCAGCACGACGCCTTGCTGGGTAATACTGAAGAGTTCCTGAGCCACGGCCTCGGCATCCTCAAAATCTTTGACTCGCAGCTCGGCTTTCGCCTTGCCATAGCCATCCAGCTTGGCTTGCCAGGCCTTCTGCTGATTCATAACTTCAGCTTCTTGCCTAGCGTTGGCTTCGTCGGCTTTTCGCTTGCGCTCAAACCAATCTGCCAATGCTGCCTCGAATTTATCAGCGTCGTAATCGTGATCTTCCAGCTTTGGCTTTACTCCCAACACGACCGGCTTGGTCTCAGTCTGTGTGGTTTGCAGCTTATTCTGTAGCTCGCGGTTCTGACGTTGCAATTCTCGGTTCGTCTTACGCAGCTCGCGTACCCATTCAGGTGCTTGAGTCTGTTCCTCGGGAGGTGGCGCTTCCTCCCCAATACTGACAACAACTTCTTCGGGATCTTCCGGTTCAATCTCGTCAACGGGTTCGTTAACTACGATTTCCTCTTCTTCTATCTCGACTTCGTTGTCATCAATTTCTGCCTTTTGGTTCATCTCTAACCCCATTCAACTCACCCATTAAAAACGGCTGGGTGGATACCGTTAATTACATTTTCACCTGTTTTCAGTTATCTGACAACAGGCTGAATAATCTGTCCTTGCAATATTTCTTGCACGGCCTCTGCATTTGTAAGCGCCATATTCTGGGCGGTTTCGTCAACTTTACCCAAGGTTTCCAGCGTTTTAGCCCTGCTCAATTCCGCATCGGCCACGGTTTTGACGGTATTCGCACGGGCTTGGGCCGCTTTGGCAGTAGCCTCTTCTGCTGCTGCTTGGAGATACATTGCATTGGGGTCTTGGGGCTTGCCCTGCATCTCGGCCATGAGTTCCTGGGCTTCGTCTTCTGTCGGTTTTACGACACCCATGCGGAGAAGTTTTTTACGGAAATAGGCGTTTGTGTCGGATAACCCCTCACCTTCCATGTTCATCATGGCCATTGCGGTGATTACCTGCTGAGTCTCTGGGTCTTGGGTAAGCTGGAGCATTCCTGTCAGCGCCCGGACAGTCGCTGCACGTTTACTGCTGCTGGACGGGCCAACCTCGGCAATCACATCAAAGGTGGCAGAGCTAAGATCGTTCTCCATGACCATCGCGCCTGTTTCTGTGTCAATTGCGGGTTTCATCAGCTCGACCACACTTGACTCGCCAGTTGGTGCAATAGCCTTCATCTTGCGCTTTTCCTCGACGTAGATGTCTCGCGCCATTGATAGCCAAATCTCGCCGCATCGCTTCATGCCCTTGGCAAAATTGCTCATGTAGATAAACGTCTGCATATCTACGCGGGTCTGAATCATCTCCACCGCTTTGCCAGATATGCCCGACACCATCTTGTCAGCGCCCTGGGGGTTGCCCAGGATGTCTTGCATATCCGTCTCTGTAATCTGCAAAAGCGCAGCCATTGCTGGGGGAATCTGTGGGCTTTTGGTGTAGGCAATCGGCCCGCTGATTTGCTGCTCGCCGTTTGGCCCTGTAATCGGGTTTACAAGCAAATACGGGTAGTCCTTCAGGTTGTCCTCGGCCCACATGACTTGATGGCCGGCAACCTGCTCTGGAACCAATATTGGCTTTTCCACGCTAGACAGTGCGCTGATCTCGCCCAGTTTGGAGAGCTGCATGTTCTTCAGGCGCTGGGCATCTTTTGCCAAACGCACAGCCCCCATGCAGCGCTCGATGTTGTCCACAAACCAGCGCTTGCCGTAAACGACGACGATGGGAATGCAGTTGCCAGCGATATATCCTGCGTCCTCAAGCACTTTGCCGCCAGACATGATGTACTTGCGAACCCGCTTGCGCTTGATCTTTTTCTGTCTCACCTCGAGGGTTCCGACTGCTGCCAGGGTTTCTTCTAATGTCTCGTCGGCCTCAAAGTCGGCAGAACTGTAACGCTCTTCAGTGCCGTCGATGGCTTGAAAGATACGGATGGTTTCGGTCTTTTCCTCTACTTTGAAGTATTCAGCCACAAACACGACATCAGGCGTTGCCCAATCAAACTCATATTGGTGGATGATCTTCGGCCAGTCAGTCGGGTCGTCGTTGTAGGTTTCTTTGTAGCTCTCGCGGGTCATGCTAGTGACCACAAAAGCATATTTGGCGTCAGACTTGTCCTGGCGCTTTGAGTTTAGGTCAAAGAATACGGAGCTGTCGGCATCGAATATAGGCTCCATGCGGATGCGCTGGCGGTCATCGTCGCCGTTTTCCTCATCCTCGTATACGGTGCGCAGCCTCCATGCACCAATGCCGCCGCCTACGGCTTCCTCGAAGGCGTTATCGTAGGCCTCGTCGGCTACCGATGCCTGCTCGTCAGCACGGTACAGCCCATCACAAACCTCGGCCAGTTTCTCGTTGTCTGTGCCGTCTTTGGACACATAGTCCACAGTAATGCGGTTGTTGCGGTATTCGTTGACGATACGAATAACCGCCAGCATGATCTTGTTGACCTCAAACTTGGGCTTGTTCTCATACTGATCCCACAGTGGGCCTTCCCACTGGCTCCCGCACAGGGAATAGAAGCGTCTGTCTTGCAGACACTGCAAACGCTCATCCCGCAGCGCCGTCTGAATGTCATTAAACTGGCGCAGGGCTTCGGCGTGAAGATTGGCGAGCCGCTGATCGTTTGAGATTCTGGCCATATTAGTTCCTTTCCCCGATTGTCTCACCACTTTTTCATGTTGGCGATGGGGGTGAAAGCGACGGGCTTTGCTGCACTGGATCGCCGCACGGCCTCGCAAGCATAACGCAAAGCGTCAATAACGTGATTTTTCTTGTCCTCCAGCACCGGTAATATCCTGCCCGTCAGCGGGTCTTGCTTGTAGCTGTAGAGGGTTAGTTCGTCGATTGTGTGGATGCAGCGCGGGTGAACAACAATATCGTAGTTCTTCAGAAACTCGATGCCTTCCTCGACTGACTTCGGGCCTTTGACTGCCGTCAGAATCTTGGGGAATCCGTTCTTCTTCATGTGGCTTATGGTTTCTGGCCTAGCCGAATCAGCGACGATGGGCCATTTTTCGGCCTCGGGCACGGTCATAAACAGTTCAGGAGTATTGACGATCTCGCAGCCGATCATGTAGGCCTCGTAGTCGATATAGAGCGTTCTGCCAATGATGTGACACCTGACCAAGACTGTCGGGTCTACTGCAAAGCCCCAATCAGCACCGAGGCGGTGAATGGCGTCTGGCGGTGCGTCAAAGTCCTCGATGCGCCAGTTTCTGAACACCCGGCTATTGCTGTTGGTCAGGTATTGACCCATCCAAACGTGGGAGTATTTGTCGGGGTCGCGCCGTTTGTCGTACTCCATTTCGTCCCGCAGAACGTCTGGAAACCACGGGTTATCCCCAAAGTTGACCTTGATGACGGTGGCATCCTTTGGCGGTTCTGGACCTCTCAGCAAGAAATCCACAGGATCGGATTGCTGGCGAGGGTTCCAGGTGAACCACAGCTCTGATTGTGGCTTGCGGATTGTTGGCCTGAGTAGGTCAAGGCTTGTCTGGCTTAGGCTTTGGGCTTCCTCTACCCAAGCGCAGTCATAGCCCTCCAGCGACTTGATAGAGTCGGCTGTGTGGTTCTGCATACCCTGGAAGATGATTGCGCCATCGCCCTTTTTGGACTTGATGACCGATTCCTGCACCTCGAAGTAAGCGCCCGCATTCATGGCCTCAATCTTGGTTTCGAGAAGGCGTTTGACGGATTGATTCAAGGATTTCTGAATCTCGCGGACGCAAACCGAGCGCCGCTTCTGATCCATGATGTGGGCCTCGATCATCAGCTCGGCAAACATGTGAGACTTGCCAGAACCTCGGCCACCCCATGCGCCTTTGTAGCGGCTGGCCTCCAGTAAGGGTAGTGCCCATTCTGGGGTCTGGAGCTGGAGAACGCTCATGTCTTGACGATCACGCGCTTGATTTCCCGGAACTCCAAAGGCGCACCATCAGCACCGGTCACCTCATGCTTCTGGGTCTCGGCCCAGCGCATCTGGGTTTTGCTCCACCAGATCGCCGCAGTGGTATCGCCTGCCATCACCTTTTGAAACAGCGTCTTGCCGACCTGCCCGTTGGCCTTGGCCTTGCCTGAGACCAGCTCCTGGGCAAAGTGGGCGCGGAGGGTGTCAACGTGAATGCCATCGCGCACCAGCACTGCGATCTGGTCGATGGGCAGACCGTAGCCACTTAGGGCTTCTACTTGTTTGCGCTCGGCTGCTGTGGGTTCAAATGCTGGTCGGCCAGCGCCTGGTTGCGCTCCACCACCGTTCGGATAGCGTGCGCCACCCTTCTTCCCTTTTGTTTGAGTTGGTTTTTCTTCAGTGGCTTGTTTCTTGCTTGTCATTTTTAACCTCCGCGAAAGGTTGGTTTTCTGCGTGTAATGGAGCGGGTGGATCGGTGTCGCGCCGTCGCTGTTCTGGCTGGTCGCCAGTCATCGCCTGCTTCACCCGCTTAGGATATGGCTTTGCAAGTGATGCAATCTTAACACTCATGTCTTTATCAAGTGGCAACAGGTATTTATGCTTACCTTTAGTCCTAAATTCTTGTGCATTTGGGTCTAAGCATCTGCGAACTTCTGCAATGCTTTGTTTTACGCCAAGGCTGTCAATTGATTTTCTGTGTGTTTTCTTGCCATTGATTATGAATGCACTGACTGAATCTTTGCCAAACAAGCCTTCATAAATCCAATTGGTTGCCTGGTAAATACCACCATGGTGATTTGAATCAAGGTCGGCATAAGAAACAACAAGACGAATCCCTGGATTTGATTTCTTTAAGAACTTGATGGCCCACATCATGATCTTGCTGACTGGTGTGACATGCCTTGTCAAAGCAACACGGACAAGTTCCACACATTCATCTTGACCAAGACCATATGGTTTTGGCATGTTCTTGTTTGCACCACGGCCAAACAAGACACAGCCAATGAACTTTTTAGTCTCCCAAACTCCAACTTTCACCAGCTTGCCAAC